TGAAGATCAAAAGGTTAGGTCTATTGGTGGTGATATGTGGGTACAAAATCCAGTCAGTAAGTTCTGGCACAGTTTAAGGTTTGAGAAAGATGCATTCAGTACAATCAACCAAAGCACTGGTGCTTACTGCTTTGATAAGTGGGTTGCTTATTACCGCAGTGTACGGTCTAACATTGTGGGTCAGTTCCATGATGAATCAATCAACGTTATTAAGAAAGGGGAAGAAGATGTACATACAAAATATCTTCAGTTAGCTATTGACAAACTGAACAAAGATCTTAAATTAAATGTTACACTTGGTATTGATATTCAATACGGTAACAACTACAGCGAAATTCACTAGAGAGGAATACAACATGGCAAAAGCTAGACTAGTAACAGTAAACGCAATCGCAGAGTGGGCAAAAGTATTTGACCAGAACCGTGATATGGAAGGTTATGGTGGTAAGTATAAAGAAACTAATGGTGCTTGCACTATTGATCTTATCTTAGATGAAGACAACTTAGACAAGTTAATGAGTGCAGGGTGCAGCAAAGTACCTAAAGTAGATCCAGAAGGACGTGGCAAAAAGATTAGGATTGACCGTAAGTTTGATACAGGTTTTGACTGGTCTTCAGGTTCACCAATCGTAACTAAGGCAGATGGTACACCTTGGGTACTTGATGAAGATGGTTTGATTGGTAATGGATCTGAAGTGCAAGTAGATGTTACTATCTATGACACTCAGTATGGTAACTCAGGCTCACGCTTAGATAAGGTAGTAGTAACAAACCACATTCCATATGGTGTAGATACTAAACCAGCACCTAGTGCTTCAGCTCCACCACTACCAGATAACATTGAAGATGAAATCTTATTCTAAATATTAATAAGGGGGGTAACCAATCCCCCCTTATATTAGGAGTTACTATGAAAAAGATAGATACATTAGTTGCTGACGTCTATGAAGTTATTGAAGGCAAGTCTTTGTTTTCTTCTAGGTTAGCTGATGCTATGGGTAAGAGTATATCTAGTGTAGCTACATCTAGATTTTCACATCCACAAAAACCAAGAGGTTATCTAGGACTGTCTGCTTTAGGTACACCATGTAAGCGTAAGCTATGGTACAAAGTTAATACACCCAGTGAGGGTGAGGCATTACCCACTGCTACATTATTCAAATTCTTTTACGGGGATGTACTAGAAGAGATAGCACTGATGCTATGCAAACAAGCTGGTCATTCTGTCGTAGGAGAACAGGATAGATTAGACTGTCATGGAGTTAAGGGACACAGAGATGCAGTCATAGATGGCATGACAGTAGATGTTAAGTCCTGTAGCTCATACGCATTTAAGAAGTTTAAAGAAGGTAACCTAAGAGATGATGACCCCTTTGGTTATATCTCTCAGCTATCAAGCTATGTCTATGCTGCTAAGGATGACCCTCTTGTTACTAACAAAACTCAGGGAGCTTTCCTTGCTATTGATAAACAGAATGGTCACATCTGCCTAGATGTTTATGACTTTACAGAGGAGTTAACTACTAAAGAAAAAGAAGTTAAAGAAATAATCTCTATGGTTAAGGGTGACATACCCGAAGAAAGGATACCACCTGTAGCTCAGTCAAAGACTAGCCCTAACATGAAGCTGTCTATGCAGTGTAGCTACTGTGATTTTAAAGCTAAGTGTTGGCCTAAGCTAAGAACATTTATTTATTCTACAGGCCCATTGTTTCTCACTCATGTTGAGAAAGTACCTAACGTACCTGAGATTAAAAATGTCAACACGTAGAGGTAAAACTAAAGGTAGGCTTGGACAGAATGAGATTCGGGATAAGTTACTAGAAACTTTTCCTGAGTTTGAATCAGACGATATAAAGGGATGTATCATGGGAGATACTGGTGAAGATATACAGTTCTCCCCCGCTGCACGAAAAAAGTTACCTCTATCTATTGAGGTTAAAAGAAGAAAGTCTGGAATGGTAACTGCCTATAACTACATTGACCAAGCAAGCAATCAGAATAAAGGAGAGCCAGTTGTATGTTATAGATCAGATAGAAAACCGTGGATTGTAATGATAAGTTTAGATCACTACATGAAACTACTAAGGAGTTGGAATGGAGATTAAAGTTTGGGGAATCATTGAAGGCCCAATACACACAGATGAAATTGATGAGATAGAATACGATGAAGAGGGTTGGTTTATGGTATGTAAATCAGAAATATATGGTAAGATAGAGAGTGCTACGTTTTACTTTAATGATCTAGATGATGCTTATGAATGGAAGAAACACTTTGACAGATCAATCGAACCTTTAATTGTAGAACAAAACAAGGAACATCTAACATGAAAACAGCAGTAGTTTTTACCTGTTCACATTGTGATCCACAGATACCTAATGATAGATTTGATTGGTTAGGGGAATTAATCTATGACGTTAAGCCTGACTATGTAGTTGACTTAGGTGATGGCGCAGATCTTAAATCTCTTAACAGCTATGACACTAAGTATCCTAAGTCTATTGTTGCTCAAAACTATGAGGCAGACATCAACTGTTACAATGATGCACAAGACAGGTTACGTCACAAGTTTAGAGTTATGAAAAAGAAACGTCCTGCTTTCTTTGGACTAGAGGGTAACCATGAACATCGATTGAAGAGGGCTTTGTCTCTTGACCCTAGATTAGAGGGTAGTAAGTATGGTATTTCATTTAGCCACTTACAAACAAATGTTTGGTTTGATGAATATCATGAATATAAAAACTCAGCACCTGCTATCTTTAATAAAGATGGTATTTCATATGCTCACTACATTGCCAGTGGTAACTATGGCACAGCTATGTCAGGTATTCATCATGCCTATGGACTTGTACAGAAGCGGTACAGTAGCACTACTGTAGGTCATAGCCATAAGCGTAGTATATTCTTTAAGGATGATGCTAACCCTCATCCAGCAATTGGTTTAGTTGCAGGTTGCTTTAAGGGTGCTGAAGAATCTTGGGCAGGTCAATCTAACTTGGACTGGTGGAAAGGTGTGATCATTAAAAGAAATATCCAAGATGGATACTACGAGCCAGAGTTTGTCTCACTAAAAAGATTACGTGATGTCTACGGTAAGTCTTGACTTTACAGATCAAATCAATATAACTAGAGGTTTCAGTAATGGAGTATGAAGTAACACTTAAGATCTACGTAGACTCTGATGCTAGCTACTTAGAAGTATCAGGTAATAACTGTGAGACAGTTGAAGAAGAAATTAAATCTGCACTCTATGACTTAGATGATATAACAGTGCTTGACATAGACACAATAATGAAAGGATAACAAATGACTAAAGTAACTTTAAACGATGTAGAGTATGATACTAAAAACTTTACAGAAGATCAAAACAAAATTTTAACTGAGTTGGTAAAAAACAACAATGTTAAAAGTAATCTTGAGTATCAACTATATAGTTTAAATCTCATTGCTGATTTACTGTTAAACAAACTAAAGAAATCTTTAGCCGAGGAGATAAAAGATGATAACTAAAGAAGATATGAAAGCCTTTCAAGGCTATAGTGAATGGGTAGAACGTAAGATTGTTACCGAGCCTAAAGATAGACTAGTAGAAAATACATTAGGTCTTATGGGTGAAGCTGGTGAGGTTGCTGAAAAGATTAAGAAACGTATTCGTGATGACACTAAGGTTTCACCTGATGCTATTCTATCTGAGTTAGGTGATGTATTGTTTTATACAACAGCACTAGCTAACTACTACAACTTTAATCTAGCGAGTGTAATTGCACAAAACATGTTTAAGCTGGATGGACGTGAAGCTAGGGGAACAATCAAAGGTAGTGGAGATGAACGATAAACTAGCTAAACGTGCTGCAGAACTAGCATTACCTATTGAGCGACAGATTATGATGTGTGATAGCAGAGAAGAAACCTTGCTATTTGCTTGCCTTATGCTAGATAAATCTAAGACTATTATTGAATCTCATATAGGTGAGACTGGACGAAGACAACTGTTTATAATGGGAGACGAAGTATGAATAACAATTACCTACCTACAGACTATCAAACCTTTATTGCTACTAGCCGCTATGCACGTTGGCTTGACGATGAAGGGCGTAGGGAAACATGGGGTGAAACAGTAGAGCGTTACTTGCATAACATAGCTAAAACATGGCTAAAGCCTGCTGATCTAGATGAGATACGTAATGCTATCCTTAGCCTTGAGGTTATGCCCAGTATGAGGTCAATGATGACAGCGGGTAAAGCTGCGGAGCGTGACAATACTTGTATGTATAACTGTAGTTACCTACCCGTAGATGATCCTAAGTCTTTTGATGAGGCTATGTTCATCCTCCTTTGCGGGACGGGGGTTGGTTTCAGTGTTGAGCGTCAGTTCATTACTAAGCTCCCAGACGTTCCTAACCTTTTCGAGAGCGATACGACTGTCGTCATCAAGGACAGTAAAGAAGGGTGGGCGAAAGGACTCAGGCAAGTGTTGGCACTCCTATGGGCTGGTGAAATCCCTAAGTGGGATGTGTCTAAAGTTAGACCTGCTGGTGCTAGACTGAAAACATTTGGTGGTAGAGCATCTGGCCCTGCTCCACTTATTGATCTGTTTAACTTTGCTGTTACTACCTTTAAGCAAGCACAAGGGCGTAGGCTATCTAGCATTGAGTGTCATGACCTTATGTGTAAGATTGGTGAGGTAGTAGTAGTAGGTGGTGTAAGACGTAGTGCTATGATCAGTTTGTCTAATCTTTCTGATGATCGTATGCGTCACGCTAAATCAGGTAACTGGTGGGAGAATGCAGGACATAGAGCTTTAGCTAATAATTCTGTTTCTTATACAGAAAAACCTGACAGTATGTCATTCATGCGTGAATGGACAGCCTTGATGGAGAGTGGCAGTGGAGAACGAGGAATATTCAACAGAGAAGCATCAGTTAAACAAGCTGCAAAAAATGGAAGACGAGAAACTTGTTATGAGTTTGGAACAAACCCCTGCTCAGAAATTATACTTAGGCCGAATCAGTTCTGTAATCTTACGGAAGTTGTCATCAGGGCTAACGATTCTTTTAAAGACCTTGCAAGAAAAGTCCGTATTGCAACTATACTTGGAACAGTACAATCAACCTATACACACTTCCCATACCTGCGAAAAGTGTGGCAGTCTAATACAGCAACAGAGCGTTTGCTTGGTGTGTCACTCACAGGGATAATGGATAATAAACTTATGACCTTAGATAATAAAGGTCTAGCTAGCACGTTAGAGGAGCTTAAAAATGTGGCTATTTCTACTAACGCTGAGTGGGCTGACCGTCTTGGTATCCCTCATAGCACTGCTATTACTTGCGTCAAGCCCAGTGGAACTGTTTCCCAATTGGTTGATTCAGCTTCTGGGATTCATGCTCGTCACAGTCCCCATTATATCCGTACTGTGCGTGGAGATAATAAAGATCCATTAACACAGTTTATGATTGATCAAGGTATACCTAGTGAGCCTGATGTAATGAAGCCTGATGCTACTACGGTGTTTAGTTTTCCTATGCAATCACCTCTTGGTGCAGTACACACGGCTGACATGACAGCAATACAACAACTAGAAATGTGGCTTATGTATCAGCGTTATTGGTGTGAGCATAAACCTAGTGTAACTATTAATGTCAAGGCTGATGAGT